TTGGCTGAGCATTAAACATCAAAGCATTTGCTCTAAGATCATCTCTGGCATCAGCCCCAATACCATTAACCGAGATAATTGGTTTAATGACGGCTTGAGTGGTAGCTGAATCTGCAATTGATACTTCAGCAAAAGAATAACCAGAACCAAACCAGAAAGAAGATCCTGAGTCGCGAACAGTCGCCTTAAGAATTGAACCAGTTGATGAATCGAATGTTAGGAAAACTTCGGCTGAATCGCCATCACCGATAATGGTAGCAGTTGGTTTTGAGGCATACCCAGTGCCTCCATTAACGAGTCGATAACCAACAATAGAACCTACTAATGAAGCATTTTGTACGTTACGTTGGGCAGTTTCAATTGTGGTTAGACCAGTTTCAGCCGAATCAATATACGTCACTGGCATATAGTTAGCTGAAACAAATTTTGATTGATTTAATGATGAAACTGTATAAAGATATTTCCAGACATAACCATCGGCGAGTTTACCAGCGGATGTTGAAGTGCCAAGACTATCAGGAGAAACTGTTGAAGATACAGCAACGCCAGCATCTGTTTTACCTTGTCGTAGGCAAATATAAACGCGGTTAGTATCCGTAATTACATAGTAAGAACCATTGTTCGTTTTTGTTTTTGAATCGTCATATGCCTGGTATGTAGTGCCTGTTGTCCAGTTATAACGGGGGGTAACAAAACTAACATCCGTAGTTCTTAGAATTGATTGTATATTGTTACGAAAATCACGAATTTCTTTTTCTGAGTTAACAGGTGTTGGTGCCGCATCTGAGTCGTTCCATTCATCTGATTTGCCAATAGCCAGATAATAACGAGTTGCCGAATCCGCAAAACTGTTAACCATATCCAACAGCATTTGTTTTTTAGTATGTTCAGTGAAAATACCAGCCATTTATTGTTCTACCTTATACGATTTGAATATTTCTGTCTGAGTCACGATCAATTTGCCATTGAGAACCATCCCAGACAATTTCAAAATAAGCGTTGTCGATCATTTTAACGCCATTGGTGACTCCAGCATCAGGGTGTCCAAAATTAGTAAATGCCAGGGTAACATCAATACCAGTACCTGATTTATTTACAATTTTTCTGATCTCGCCAGCCGATGTACCATTACCCTGAGTAAATGATTGTGAAGTTCCCATATTGAAAATATACATAGGAATGTCTGAATCTAATGTATCTGAAACATTAGTAATTGTTTTTGATGTGAAACCAAAACGACCATCAACAACAATTAAACCAGAGCCCTTTGCCTGAATTTTTAGACCAATATCAGAATCGGCACCTTCGACTCCAATAGTTGGTGAAGAAGTAGCATCTGCTTTCAAATTAACATAATTGGTTGGAGTACCAGTTGTTGCAAATTTAACAATAACTGAACCCGACGAATCATAAATTCCTGTGGGAATAACTGGCTTGTGTAGATGTAAGTTTTCAAAAACTGTGCCATTGACATTAGCACTATAACTGCCTGAGATCAAAAGATCTGAATCAATTAATTTGGTCCAGGTAGAATCATGCGAAAACAATGCACGTTGATCATTATGAGTATAAGCAAACATGCCTCCATAAACAGTATTATCAGGAAGCAACCCTGCCGAATCATACACATTTCTATAAAGAAGCTTACCAGTTGTTCTGATGTTATTTGCATGCATATTTAGATCAGAATCAGTGATAATACTAACTACATCAGCCGAATCAAGAATAGCGGAAGTCTGTGTATAAAGTTCGTTAAAATTATCATTGATCTTATCGCCAGCAGTGCGAAGAGTATCGCCAGTTCCATCATTAGCGGATGATCCAATATTAATTGTCTGTTGGGCCATATTTGTTTAATCCATTAAACCTGTTTTGTTTATTTAGTACTTATTACGCTGAATCAGGACCAACTGACGGATAATGAGAAAATTCATCACGGTCAAAGGTCATATAATCGTTTGACATTTGGATATAATCAGAATCATCAAATGTTGGTGAAGTTGCATTAAGCAGTGATTTGATATCAGGATATTCATTCTGAATATTGATCATATATGGATACTCAATAGTTCCCAGTAATGATAGAGGAACACCTTCATCTGAATCATAGAGGTTAACTGCTGGTTCATCTACAATAAATCTAAGAGAAATATCTGAGTCAACGCCAGTAAGACTTGAAGCACTACTAAATGTAATTGTGCCAGTTTCTGAAATTGAAAGAGTTGATGCTGCCGAATCAAGTACAATAGATGGAGAAGTGCCAAGAGCGCCAGAACCACCAATTACAATATTACTAGCAACTGTCTCGGTAACAAACTCAGCAAATAATTCAAAACCAGCTGGGTGAATCAATCTCTTATATATCTCAAGCCATTCATTTGGAACAACACCTGATCTGATAAGAATCGAATAAATCTGATAAAAATATGAATCCTGAATAAATTTATTTGATTCAACCCCAATTTCACTTTCCCCGACAATAAACATTTGTCTCTTGGGGAAGACCTGCTCAGCCGCATCTTTATAAAAATGTCTAAAGAAGAAATCGACAGAAAGTCCGGTACCCTTAATTTTATATAAGGTATAAAGAATCTTTAGGGTGATTCTTGGATCATCAAATAGTTCAGTTGAAAGACCTGGTGCTTTTTCTTCATAAAGTCTTTGAAGATAAGTCCTTGGTGTTGATTCGATATCTTTATAGTATTGGATATTTTTAATATCATATCCAAAATTACCATCTGAATCTAAAAAATCATAATATTTTTCAATGAAAGTAATGAAGTCAGGATATTGTTCAAGAAAATGTTCAGGGACAACAGTTTTAATCCTGGTGTCATGAAGATTTATTGGGCGTCTATTCTGATCAAGATCGGTTGCGTATGCCATATTATTATTCGTTAAGGTTGCTTAAAGTAGAAATAATACTGGCTTGATCAATCAATGAATTTGCCTTATTAACATCGGGCGATGCTGTTACTGTTGTCGTACCCAAAGTCAATACTGAATTTCTCAATGGCTTAATGACGGCATCCGAACTAGGAACTGTTGAAATTTTAATATAACCTTTACCGGACACAATTGAATCAGGCAGAAAGCCTTGTAAATAAACAACACCGCCAGCTGGATCATAGTAACCAATATTATTAACGACCACACCACCAAGCAAATCAACAATTTGTAATTGAGTCGATCCAATAACATTTGTTAATTGACAAATTTGACCACCATAAACAAAACTATCACTAATAACAGTATAACCAACAGATGTCGGAACTTTAATTGGATTCAAATAAGTTATTGTGTAGTCGTATGGATAATTATATACCGTATTGGGTCTGGCTAATGTTGGGTACAAACGTTTAGCCACATTAGCAGTAACGACCGACGATAAAATTGAAGATTCAACATCATCAATTCTACTAATTAATCTTGATTTACGGAAAATATCATTGAACTTGCCAGTTTGTTCATTGAAGTAAGTTGAAATTGTATTCCTAACTATTGATTCCAATGCTTTGTTAGTAAGACCAGTCAAATTTTCATTATAAAATACTTGGGCGTTGATATCAATATAAGAATATTCTGGTTCGGTAAATTCAGTATCAATTGAAATAATAGAGAATTTATCAGTCACTTCATCGACAATTTTTTGTTGAATTACTGCCTGATTTGAGGTAGATACATCATCTTCGAAAATTACAGAAAGAATAACCTTGCCATATTTAGCTGGAACATTATCTTCACCACCCCAAGCGTTAATCGACTTAATACCTTGAATTGAGTTGGAAATAACACCAACATAATCATCAGCCGTTACCAATCGTCTTTGTGCCGCATATGAAACTGGAGCGTTAATTCTAATTGATTCAATTGATTCTTTTTCATCACCAAGGGCTGAAGGGGTTACAGTAGTAACACTAATCAAAAATCCCTGGCCTCCCACAGTAACCTTTTCACTAGTCGTGAATGTTCTAATACCATTGGCATTTGAACCACTTGGAGCTACATATGACACCCTAATAACATTACCTGGTTCAGGGGCCTTACCAAGAGTTGCTTGAACACCAAAGTTTAATTCATAAAATCCGTTATACGTTTCATTCACATAATAAAATGTACTATTTTCATCAATTGTCGATAATGTATTAATATTGGTATATTCTTCATATGAGTCTGAATTGATGTTATCATAAACATAAACTTTTAAAGTTGACAAATCGACATTGCTGTCAGTCAATACATAAATTTGACTGTCGTCAGTGACAGTATCGACCAAAAATGTTTTTGTCCGACGAGTCCCTTCAATAACATCAATTGAAGTCCCATTATCACTTTGAAATGTATAGATACCAAGTCCATCATTATCATAAGCAATATATTCTTCGGTTGTGGTGAAATGGAATGTCTGAGTTCCAACTTTTGCGTCAAATACAGCACCAGCTGCAAGTGTGATATATTCAGGTCTGGTATCAGCAGCAGCCAAATTAGCAGTAATCCTCAATGATGCAATTGCAGATTTAGCTGATCTTGGAGTATACCCAAGACCTGCTGCAATATTAACAACGGAGGATCTCAATTGAGCAGTGTTTAAGAAAGTTTCATTTAAGGCAAAGTTGGCAATTAGTCCGTTTAGATGTGTATTATAAGACAATACATCAAGAAGACTTGAAAGTGCAGAACCCTCAAAATTATAATCAGAAAATTCATCTTGCTTATCAAGATAACTTCTTAATGATGTTTTGATATTATTGAAGCCAAGCTGACTATTTGTTATTGTTGTTCTGTTAGCCACTATTATTTAATCCTTGATAGATTGGTTTCTAGAGTCACAACTTCTTCAGTTGATTTTATCTTAAAAGTAATTATAGCAGCAAGAGTGTTATTATTGAATCCAGCATTAATTTCAACATTAAGTAGTTCTGCTCTTGGTTCATATGTCGAGATACTGTTACGAATATTGTTTTCAAGCTGTAACTCTAATGATGTCTCCAAAAGATAAATTGATTCTTGATCACGTGTCTCAAACAACATCGAACGAATATCGCCGCCAAAGTAAGGATTGAATGGCTTCTCTCCAAAATTGGTTTGAATAATATTTTTAACTGCCTGCCTTACTGCCCCAGCATCAGTTTTTTTATAAATGTCGCCAGTTTCTTTAATAGCAAATGTTAAATCAAAGTCTTTATAAAGCTTTTCCCTTGAAGTAACTAGAGTTCTTGAATCAAGATTAGCATCTTCAAAGGAAAGTGACTTATTGATTGCCATTATTAGCCTTCTTCGGTTGTTTCTTTAGTAATACTTAGGTTGGCAGCTTGTTTAAATACCTCAGCAGGAGATGTTGATGGAATTTCAACAAGACCATTCCCCAATGGCATAAAATTAAACTCAGATCTGACATTTTTTGCCCAATTACTATGAGGGATTGTTTTAATTTCAGGCATGACAACAATTACCTGGGAATTTACACTTTTCATATTTGGGTCAATTGTATCATAACTCAAAATAAGTTCTTCAAATAAGTGGTAATCTTTGATGTATTCAGCAAACTCAAGCGTTTTTTGATGATCGACACCACCAGGACCATGCACCTCATAAACAACAACTCTTCCCTTGGTGGCTTTCCATTTAAGACCACCTGGTGTTAGTTTTTCAGTTGTTTCTTTTTTATAAACACCTTCGGTAGCAATTAAATCATATCCTTCAAATGATGGCCAATCTCTAAATCCCCGAACAATACGTCCTTGTGGTGATAAATTTTTCTTGGCTTGATATTGTTCAAGCTCATTAAGATGAATCATTCCACCACGATTACCAAGACTATTTGCCAGGAATGAATAAGTCACCCCCTTTTCTGCTTTGTCTGTGTCAGGGCCATGACCTGGACTAAAAATATAGTTTTTACCAGGATTATATGCCGAAAATGGTTTACTCATAATATTATTTTCCTTCAATGCCTGTTAAAGATGAAGATCCTCCGCCAATTGAAGGAGAGCTAGCACTAATCGGCATTGATTTTTTTCCTGGAATCAAACCAGTTATATTACCTGCAAATGGCATCAATGGACCAATAATTCCTTGTTGCATCAAAGCTGCCATATTGAATCCATTTCTATTTAATGGTTCTCGCAACAATGATCTAGCTGCTCTGGTATTTGGCCAATTGGCATAGGGTAACTTAGAAAGACCCATTAGACTAATTGGCAATCCTCCAGCACCACCTGAACCTGGGGGTAGTCTGAATCCATTAACAGGATTTTCCATACTTGCAGCTTCTTCTTTTACTGAAATCGTAATAATCTCATTGACATCAACAGTATCAACTTTTGCCGAGATTTTATAATCGCCTTCAAATTGAGCAGAAAAATATGCGGTGTAAGTCCCATCTTCATTATCAATAACATTGGTAAATCTTCCAGCAGGATCTGCCGTAAATGAAACTGCATGACCACCATCTGTAATTGGATATCCAGAGGAATCGACAACAGTTAGAGTAATTGTAGAATTTTCATTAAATTGATA